AATTCAACCCTGATGTAGTCAAGACGCATACGAATAGACTCGATGGATACCTCGGTAGCGGAGGGATTGCTGCGGGTGAAGTACTTACACTGGCAGCACCTACGTCCTGCGGTAAATCAGCACTAGCCCTGTACATCGTAGCTAAGTCAATGACTATCGACGAGACACCTACCGCTTACTTCTCCTTCGAGATGCCACGTAAGCAACTAATGAAGCGTATGATACAGTCCGTATCAGGTGTCAACATTCGCAACATTCAAGAAGGTACAGCTACTGATGCTAACACGAAGTCATTCGAGGATGCCTCAGCCACGGTCAAGAACTTCCCACTCTCTACATCCCACAACGTAAAGAGTGCAGAGGATCTATGCAGTCAATGCAGGTACTTTGTACGCAAGAAAGGAGTCAAGCTAGTAGTCATTGATTACTTGCAGTTGATTCCATTCTCAAGCAAGATGAGTAAGGCCGAGGGTATCGCTGACATCTCTCACAAGATCAAGCAGATGGCTATTGAACTCAACGTATCCGTCATCCTATTGGCTCAGGTCAATCGTGAAGGAGCGAAGCGTGAAGGTGGCCTAAGTTTGTATGACCTCAAGGATTCAGGTGACATTGAGAACGATGCTGATGCAGTACTACTTATGTGGCCTTGTAGGGGTGACGTTGAGTCCAGTAAGGATAGTGACTACAAAGGAGCCTATACGGAACTCTTTTACAAGATAGCGAAGAATCGAGAGGGTGAACGTGACATCGGTGCATCCTTCAAGTTCTATCACTGCACAGGGAGGTTTGAATAATGGGGGCGAAGGGTACTCGACTGGATGGTTCGCCATCTCAGGACGCTGGTTCAACTCCAGCCGCCTCCAAACCCTGCGTAGACTGTCAGAAGGAAAAGCCACTAACCGATTTTTATAAGTGCGGTGAGGGTGGCAAAGCCAGGAGGCTAATGTGCAAGGAGTGCTTCAACACTCAGCAATCCGATAGGCTCAACAGTATCATTATTGAATACTTCGGTGGCTTTAAATGTATGGACTGCGGATTCGAGGGAGTATCTGCTCAGTTCGATTGCCATCACGTTGACCCAGATACAAAGATGAAGCCAGTCTCTAAGATGCGGAACTATTCCAAGCAGAAGATAATGAGAGAGATTAGGAAATGTGAACTCCTCTGTGCAAATTGTCATCGACTAAAATAATTACTTGACATATTTGAGGTCATACCCAAGCTAACCAATATGGACATTGAAAATACAGAAAGAATCCAGACACAGATCGAGATGATACGCTCAGAATCCCGTATTCTTTCCTATCGTATTGAACGGATGATTGAGCAACGCAAGGAACTTCAGGACGAAAAGCGGAGGCTCAAGAAACTTTTGTGTAATGATAGTGTATAATAGTCCTGTTCTTTTCGAGGTAAGCTAGTAGAGCAATCGCTGGCGGGTAGCCATTGTGGTGTAGGCTTCCTTTTTGATTCCTCGATGGTTAGGTAGCCTCGTCCCTTGTCTAGTGGGGGCGGGGCTTTTCTATTGGGCAGCCTTAAGCTGTATGATTTGATTCATCAGGCTATAGGTCTTCGGCCTCATAGTTCCTGCAACTACTTCCTGCTGTACCATCTTGGTAGCCAGAGGCTCTGGCAGTACGGAATATAGATCAGCATAAGCCTTAGCTTTCTCTGGTGTCGTTCCGTAGATACCGACGGCGACCTTCATATCAGGTATTACACCGCCCATAATCGCTGCCTTCTCTATCTTTGATAGCTTGTATGACTTACCTGCTAGATCAATGTACTCACGGATCTTCTCATCATCGACATTCTCGGTACGCAGGTTATTAACGTGCTTAACAATTTCTCCTATGTTCTGACGATAGAGATTGTTTGCTTCATTGTATGCCTGAGCGGGATCTACCTGATTGCGTAGGCTTCCACTGTACTTACTTCTGATGGAGCCAAGGTTCTGCTTGATGGGCTTCATGTTAAAGAACATAGCCTTGGGTATATCCGTTGTGAACTTACGTTCAGCTAAGAAGAGTCTCGCTAATTGTTCGTCCAAGTTCCGTTCAGCTTTATTCTGGAACTCCTTAACGATCCCTGGGTTGAACTCCCCAGCAAAGTACTTGACTTGATCGTACAGTCTATCAATCCCTTGGATGTCCTCGGAGATTGGCTTACCTGTCTTGGGGTCAAAGTTCCGAGAAGCATCAATGAATCTCTTGGCTACCATTGTACCGCCCCCAAGGAACTTATCCATTATGGACTGCAAGGCATTAGATGCCGCACCCCCGTATCCTTCTCCACGGAGTGCAGCCATTGGTACTGAGGTCAATTCAGCGAACGGCATTCGGTACGACATATCAGTGAATGAGAAATTATCACCGTCACGCTCCATCACAACATTAGCATTACGCAGGTAAGAAGGCATCAGTGTCTCACGCCTAGCCTTCATCTGCTCATCGGTCACTCCGTTCTGCTTGTTGTACATATACAAAGCACCACTAGCAGCCGTACCGTATGCAGAGAGAGCAGCCACACGTCTCATACCATCACGTCTCAACGCATTGGAATCGACCTTTACACCTAGCTCATCCGACAGTCTTCGGGCAAAGCTTCCGTCAACGAATGACTTTGCTAGACTAGCTTGGTTGTACTTAGTACGCATCTCTTCTGAGATGAATGAGATGAACTCATTGAAGAAACCGTACCGTGAAAGCTTCTTCATCCAAGGTGGGACACGTCCGTAGTTATAGTAAGTGGAGTTCGTCAACTCACCAGCCAGTCTATCAATAGTTTCTTGGCCTCGTTGCTTGGCTAGCTTATCAATAGCCTTGTCTCCCATCTTGCGGCCAGCCCTTTTGTTTTCCGCTATGATTGCTTCTCTAGCTGATTTCATTACGGAGCCATCCAAGTCAGGCACAACGTCTCTCAGTAGCTTGGAGTAACCCTCGAACACACTGATACGCATTGCGGTATCAAAGGCACTATAGATCTTTCCTATTTTTGCGGATACTTTCTTAGCTGTTCTGCCAACTGGAAGGTCGTACCCCTTCCTGAATGCCTCACGTATATCGCCAGTAAAGATCTCTTTATCAATCAACCCTAGTCTCTTGTATCTATTGTACTCCGATGTAGATAGACCTTTATTGAGAACCTGCTGGGTCATTGTCTTGAACGACTTGTCAATGCCACGAAGTGGGTTCATGCCCATACCAGCCATCGTGACTATATTAGAAAAGACCTGCGGTGAATAAGCTGCTGGAGCCAGAGGAACCTTTGCGAACTTAGCCAGACCAGTGGTCGTAGATACCAGCTTGTCGATTTGATCCACGATAGCATTTGTGGACTTCCGTGGGGAATCAGTAATGTACAACTGGTCAAATGCTTTCTGTACCTCTGGCAGAACAAGGATGTCATCCTGATCTATTTTCTGCTGTTCACCACGAACCTTGAGTGCCCTGTACTGCGGGGCTAACTCAGTAAATCTATCTCCCAGAAATGCAGGTAGCTGAGATCTCCGTACTGCCATGTTTGAATCCAGCAGGTTTCGGGTCGCTCGCATACCTAGCTCTTGGTCGGCAATCTCCCTGCCGAGACTAGTAATGGTTCCAAAGATTCTTTCACCAGGTTCCTTGTACACGCCAAGGTATTCCTGCATCGTGTTATCCAGTTTGTTACGCTTCTTAAAGATATTGGAATGCTCTGCGATGCGGTTCATTCCGAGCCTAGCACGAAGCTCAGGCTTGTCACGACTCCGAAGTAGATCATCCATGAACTCCCGAACTTCCTCGTCATTCTTACCTGCCTTCTTTAGACTTGCACGAAGAGCAGCGTCAGCTTCAGCGGATGGATTGTAGTCAGGGTCATCGTAGAATCTATATGTCCTACGCTGGTACGTGCGTTGATTTGCACTCTCTCGGATACGTCCCACTACATCCTCACTTAAATCAAGGAATCCGTTATCAGATAGTTCAACGATCTTGTTGGAAAGCCGAGCAATCTCATCACGGGCTTCTTCGATTGTGTCAGCCAGTGGTGCTGCGGAAGCGGGTAGCTCTTCGACCTTTCCATCGAGGTAGCTATTGACCGCTGCCTTGTCCTTGTCACTCATATCACGAGTAACCTTGTTCACATCCTCAAGGATCTTAGTTGCTGTATCCCTAGATGCGTTCAATTCATCCTGTGCATTACGAACCGCCTCGGATGTTTTTTGACCGAGTACTTTAGTAGGAGCAATGTGACGCAGAATGGAGTTCATCTTACGTGACACAACCGTAGTAGGATCACCGCCTGTCAATGAGTCAATCATTGTGATAGCATCGGGATCTCCCTCCTTGTACATCTTATCTATCTGCTCTTGGCTCTTGCCGAACAGTTTTCTGGATGACTTGTTAAGTGCTGTATCCAAAGCACCTAAGCCTAGACCAAAGGTCGCACCTACGCCAGCACTCGTGATTGCCTCGGCGGGTGTAAGGAATCTTTTATCATCAACCGCTGCCTCAATCTGTGCCCCTGTTAGACCTAAACCAGCACCGAACCCAGCTTGCTTGGCTGAGTTCTTCATTAGTTCTTTCGTGAAGGTCGTGCCCTTCTTGATCTTACCGAAAGGTATTGGGATTAGATTGATCGTCGTATCAGCTAGGACTCGACCCCAAGAAATATCATCACGGCCTTCTAGCTTCTGGGCAGCAATC